ATGACCGCGCGCCTGATTTCTTTCCCTTCGCTGCGGCTTGAGCTGCAGCAGGCTTTGCCGACATTCGTGCCTTGCGCTCACTGCGGCAAAGGTCCAGACGAGCCTGAGCACGGTCCTGAATGCGACAGCATCATCGACCGTCACCCTTACGAGCAGATGTACGCCGTCGAGCCGATGGCCATCCCAGTGGAGTGGATGCGCTATTGCGAAATCTGCGACCGTGAACGCTGCTTCATTGCAAGGTTTCGCGCTGAGCGCGGCTTCGTCGCGCGATGCACTTCATGCGGAACTCTCCGCCTGGCTCCGTACACGCGCACCAACAGCGATTCAACAGCGTGGGAGGCCTACACATGAGAGAACTTCTCACGCCTCCGGAATTTTTCTTCTGGCAGATCGCCGGATACGCCGTTTTTGCTCTCGCCGGCGCCTTCATTCCAATCGCGATCGCGCACGGCATTCGCGAGCTGCGGCCGCAGCGGTTAGTTCGCCGGCGCCCGCGAAGCATCGGCAGCACGACACGCCCTAAACCACAGCCGATTCCCTTCCCTGTTCGCGCTGGCCGCGTACTGATGTTCCCCGTCGCGCGAAAGGCGGCGCCACATGCCTGAGCGCATCAAGACCACAGAAGTCGGACTGCTATACAAGGTCGGAGCAGCGACCGTTGAGAGAGTACATCCAGCCAACAAGAAAACTTTCCAGCTTTCGGAGCTGCAGTCGTATGTAGGCGGCTACATTGAGCTAGTACCTTTTGCAAAACCGCTCGCATACTGCAACGAAGAAGGCCGGCTGCGCGGGCTTCCTCTTAACAAGCTGGCTTCTGTCACATTTTCACAATCTCTGGTCGGTGATGTAATCCAGGTCACAAAAGAGAAGGACTCATTATGAGCGCGGCCTTTGCACTGATCCCATCGGGACCGCCCGCGCCGTGCAGCTTTCCGAAGTGCGTGCTTGAAGCGTTTCACGACGGCGATCACGACTTCGGTAAGAAGCCTGATTTCGATTCTCTTAAAACCGACAAGCGCGTGGCGTTCCCTGGACCGCGTTACGGCCGTTGCGTCATCTGCGGCGTGAAGTTTGTCCAGTACGGGGATCACGCGCTGCCGGCGTCGCGGATTTGTGATGAGAAATCGTGTTTGGTCGAGCTGTGCCGGCGCGAAGCGTCGCCAGCGCCGCTGCTCTGCACCTGCCCGCAGCGGTGGTATCCGCACGAGCTGGTGGTGCACACCAATCTTCGCCGCGAAGCTTACAACCCCAAGCTGCGGCATTGCTGGCCGTGGTCGCTAGCGATCTCCGATCGGCTTGAGCCCAGCGCGGAGGACAGGCAGAGCGTATGAAACCTGTACATCATTTCGAGTGGACGTTTTCAACTCGGGTGAAAGAACGCAACTGCGCTTCATGCCGTGCGAAAACGTCTGCCTTCTTGACCAACCTCAGGACCGGCGTTCGCCGGCCACTTTGTTCAACCTGTTTTTTTGACGCGATGAAGGCGGCTGCGCCTTCGCTCGCGCCACGCAAGCAACCGTCGTCAGTTTCGCTAGAGCAAACCACTAGAGAGGAGCAACTCCGTTTATGTTGACGTTTCATGGAAAGCAGGAGTTAAAGGACCAGCGGATCGCCCAGGTGCGGGCGCATCGGCTTGCAGACCAGATGGTCAAGGGCGTTTATTGGGAGGACGGCAAAGGCTGCGCCGTCGGATGCACCATCCACAGCGGCCGTCATCAGGATTACGAGGCGGAACTCGGCATTCCCGTCGAGCTCGCGTACCTTGAAGATCGAATCTTCGAGTCACTTTCGAACGGCCAGGCAATGATGTGGCCGGAGCGTTTTCTCGAGGCCATCCCTGTGGGTGTGGACCTCAGAGCCACGCACATCAACAAGCGTTTTGTTCTTGCGTTGCTCACCGATGAAACCCGAGGGCTGCTTCCGCGAATCAAAGATGCGAAGACGAAACAAATCGGCGAAGAGATCGCTGAGGCGCTGAGAAAAGCGATCAAGGGCGAAGCCATTGATCTCGCCGATCTCTCCTATCGCGCCTATCTCGCCGATCTCGCCTATCGCGCCTATCTCGCCTATCGCGCCTATCTCGCCGAAATTCTGCTCGAGGTGCTCGCCGCCTCGACGGCGGCGAGCACCTCTGCACTGGCTACATGCTGATGTGGAGAACGGAAAGGAGAGCGTTATGAGAGAAGGAAACATCATCGCCCAAGAAGACGATCCGGAATTGCTGGAATGGCTGGCGAAAGCAAATCAGGATGGCGGCGGATTCGTCTCTGCGATCGCGCGAGCTGCGCTCGTCGCAGATTGGGAGAATTATCCGCTGTTGCGGCCGTTGCTGATCCGGCTCCGCGCAAAATACCCGCGCTACGAGCCGAGCGAAACAGTCAAGGCCGAAATCAAAGCGCGAGGCCGAGTTTGAGCGCCAGCTACGCGAAGTGTTATCTGTTCGTCGTCGGCCTGGAAATGAACTGCCCACTCTGCGGCGAACTGGTAAGGTCTGGCGAGCGCCACTCCTGCGAAATACCCAAGCCGCAGATCGCTCCTAAAGCCCCAACTCTATCCCTGAAGCCCTCCACGCCATCGCGACGCCCGCGGCGCCACAAAAAGCCCTCCGAACTTTCGTAACTCACTACTGGCGCGGCAATTCCCTACACTGATGATGTTTAAGCCGGTCGTTGCCCGGCAACCAAAGCACAATCCCAGCCTCTTGCGAACTGATGTAAACGCTTGAGGAAGATACACACCCGTCCGTCTCACAACGCCATGCCTAAAAATGATGTGGTTCCCTGCTTCTATAAGGGGCAGGACACTTCGTGGGAGAGGCCCACGAGGATATTGCCGCGCTCAGAGGTCCGCGAGCTGAAGCGGCAAAAAATCGGCCGGTTCATCAACAACGGCAGCGCATTCCTGTTCTTTAGGACCGCGCCTGCGACCCAGAGGGCCTTCACTCCATATAGAGTGACCAGGCGATCGAGCCAGGATTCGCCTTGCGCGATCTCATTTGAAGAGATGCAGGCGAACGTCGGCATCGTCGACGACGGAATTCGTCATCCTGGCGCTTTCATTGCAATGTCGCAGGAAAAGGTCCTGCTCTACCCACACATATTTGATGACCAGGCTCCGGTTGCGCACGGCAGCTGGCCGTCGATGGCCAGATGAAAAACGTCCGCGATCAGCTCCGCGCCGTGCTTGAGTCAGAAGGCGAGATCCGCAAAATCGTGATTGCCTACGAGATCAAAGGAAAGAAAGCGCAGGCTGTGCACAACTTTGAGAACACAGCGCAGGCCCTGGCCTTTGCCGCGGATACTCTCAGGCTTTCCGACGATGAGATGCTCGCGGTGTTACGAGGAAGATGATCGAGAAGCTCATCATTGCCGCAGTAAGCGTGGTGTTCTCCGCTGGCGTGGCCTGGGCAATGCTGAAGCAGCTGCGGCGTGACGTGAACGGACTCGGCCGCAAAGTGAACCGCATGAAAGACGCACACCTCACCTTTTGCCCTGCCGAACAACGAAAAGAGATAGCGGAGTTTCTGCGTTGACCATTCGCGTTGATTGCCTGATGCCCACGCTTCCCGCGCGTGACGCACTTCGCCAACGCGCGATAGCATCTTTCACCCAGCAGGCCGTTCCCGAGGACTGGCAGGTTTCGCTGAGCATCGACGCCGACACGGAAAAAACTCTGGGCGAAAAGATCAACCGCATGGTCGAGCGCTCGCGCGCCGATTTCTTCGTGCTGATGGATGACGACGACTGGCACTCGCGCACGCGAGTTTTCGAGCAGGTTTCTCCGCTGGCGTTCGGACGCGATTCTGCCCAGTTTAGCGACGCATCTCTTAAGTACCCTGACTTCACCGGCACGTCGCTGCTCTACTACTTCGACGCGCGGTCAAACGAAGCTCATCTTTACCGCGGCGACGGCGACTGGCTGGGAGGACTGGCATTTAAGCGCGCAGTCTGGGAGCGCTGCAAGTTCCAGCCGACGACACACGGCGTTGATTATTTGTGGCAGAGGCACTCGCGCGGAAAAAAGCTCGATCTGGCCAACCCTCGGCTATTTGTCGCAGGGCTCCATGCGAACAATACCTGCCCGAAATGCGTGACTGGACACAACTGGTCGAAGTTCCCAGTCGCAGGCCTGCCGGCCGAGTTCCTGTCTGACCTGAACGAATCCAGGTTCGCGATCGGCGGATTGATTGAGGAAGGCTTATATCTCGTTGGGGAAGGATCTTGCTGCCCACATGCGTGAGCCGATGCAGAGTTTGTGGGTTGGCGACCGGCTCTCGAAGCTTGAGCAGCTGAGCATCAGGTCCTACCAGTATCACGGCCACGATTACCACCTCTACACCTATGGCCACGTGGAGGGAGTTCCTTCAGGCGTCGTGATCAAAGATGCCGCGGAGATCGTTTCTCCTTATTCGATTAAGCAATTCCGCTGCATCGCCAACTTCAGCGACTTCTTCAGGTACTGCCTGCTGTTCAAGCATGGCGGATGGTGGACCGACACTGACGCGGTTTGCCTGCGGCCGTTTGAGTTCACCGAAGAACACGTGTTCTCTTCAGAGGCGTTGCAGCGGGAGAACGGCAAGCTGCACGTGAACTGTGGAACAATCCGCGTGCCGCGCGGATGCGAAATGCTGCTGGAAGCGTTGCTGAGAATCGCGCGCACCAATGTGGCGACAGCTGGATGGAGCGAGATCTGGCCGCAGCTGCTGCAGCAGCTAGTCGGCGAGTTCAAGCTTCAGCAGTTCGTGAAAGCGCCAAAGACATTTTGCCCTGTGCCCTGGTGGGACGCGGCTCTGATGGTGAAGACAACGTTCGGACTGAACAACAGCTACGCCGTGCACCTGTGGAATGAGATGTGGCGACAGAACAACCTCGACAAAGACGCGGATTATCCGCAGCAATCGCTGTTTGAGCAGCTGAAGCGGGAGTATTTGAATTGAAAGCGTCGATCATCATTCCCGTCTATAACCAAGCGGAATATCTTGGCACGGCAATCGAGTCTGCCGTAAAGCAGACTCACCGCGACACTGAGGTGATCATCGTCAATGACGGATCTACTGACAACGCGCTGGACGTGGCAAAGATCTGGGCAATCGGCCGATCGAATGTAAAGATCATCAACAAGGTCAACGGAGGACTTCCGAACGCGCGCAACTCAGGCGCCCTGGCTTCCACAGGCGACGTGCTGCTGCCTCTCGACGCCGACGACTATATCGATCCTACCTTCCTTGAAAAGACGATCCCTCTCATGCGCGGGAATGTGGCGATCGTTGCGGCGAAGCTCGCCTACTTCGGATTGAGAGGCGGCACGTGGGATCCGCCAAAGCCGACACTTGATCGCATCATCCGAGAGAACTGCATCCCTGTGTGCTCACTTATAAAGCGTTTTGCATTTATTGATTGCGGCGGATATCCGGGCAGGATGGTAAACGGTTTCGAGGATTGGGCACTGTGGATAGACATTCTGTCACGTGGGTACGAGGCAGAAGTGATCGATGAACCGCTGTTCCATTACAGGGTAAAAGAGCGCTCGATGTTCACTGACATCTGCGCGAACCATGCTGCCCTTGTCGATCAGCTCAAAAGCCTTTACCACCAAGCCTTTGCAAAGCAGGGCCGGCAGGTCGAAATCTCTGCGATGGCCGATGCCTGAGACCGCCGCTGAACATTTTGGCGTGCAACCCCAAAATTCAACGTTTTTCACAAATTTATAAAAATGGCACGTCCGAGAACACCAACCGCTGAGCTGGACGCACGCGGCGCCTTCTTAAAGCATCCTGAGCGCGCGCGCGAAGGCAGTGAAGCACTTGAAGCAGCGCCGGATCTCGAATCTCCGCGCGAGAATCTGGATCAGCGCCTGAAAGAAGTGTGGTTTGAGATTAAAGGCTACTTGCGGCCTGGCGTTCTCAAGCTTTCCGACGCGCCGGCGTTTGAAAGCCTGGTCCGGCTTATCTATGCGGACCGCAACTCGTGGATCGACAGCGCTGAGCGCAGCCAGATGATCTCGCTGTTCTCGCGTTTCGGCATGACGCCTTCCGACCGCAGCAAGGTCAAGGTGGATGAGCAGAAAGAAAACCAGCTGGCGAAGTTCCTTAATCGCGCCAAGCCGACAAACACCAAGCCATGCTGAAAGTTTGCCGTCAGGCCGGCTGCTACCGCAAGACGCGCAGCAGCTATTGCCCTGATCACACCCACGCCAACACAGAGACTGTCCAGCGCCAGGCCTTCGATGCTCGCCGATCTGATGATCCCATTCGCAAGCTGTACCGCGATCGGCGCTGGGCGCGCACGCGGCTTCTGGTCCTGCGGCGGGATCCGCTGTGCACGATCGCAATATTGTGCGGAGGCAGCAAAGCATCCGCCATCGCTGATCACTTCCCATTAAGTTCGCGCGAGATCGTTGAACGTTTCGGAGAAGCTGAGTTCTTTAATCCCGATCGCTGCCGTGGTGCGTGCAAAGCCGATCACGATCGCAAGACTGCTCTCGAAGATTCGAGGTTCGCAGGATCTCACAAATGACTTTGGGCTGAAGCTCCACTGAGCGCCAGCCAATGATTCACCGCAAAGGCCACAGCCGACGCGCTGTTACACCCATTCCACAATTCAAGGAGTTAACGATCATGAAGATCAAAAAATATCTACGCGCAGGCGAGCGCAAATCCGTGGCTCGCTTTCGTGAGCATTTCGGTGGAGCTCGCTGGCTGGCAGGCATTACCTACCGGTTCGCGAGTCTCGTTGCGCCTGTCGCTGTGCTGGCACTTGTGGGAATAGTTGCCTCGCACGCTTCGGGTTCGTTCGATCACAACCATCACTCCACGCACTTCGCCGTCATGGGCCTAACGTCGCCCGTGCTGAAGAACCTTAACAAGCAAAAAGTCGAGCTATTGAACGCGCAGGAGGCGATTCTCAATTCAGCTGAGTCGGCTAAGCGCCAACTAACCGCAGCTGAAGACGAAGAGTTCAAAAAGCACGAGAATGCCATTAAAGACATCTCGCTGCAGATTGACCGTCACACTGCCATCGCAACCGAGCGCGCCAAGCTGGCTATGGCCACGTCTCAGCCCGTCGTACCAGGGCAGGCGAAGCCGAAGTTCGGCTCCGTCAAACTGAGCGAAGAGTATCGCGAAGCTTTCTATCGCAACTTCTCAAAGCTCGGGTCCGTCCGCAACGACCTGCTGTTTGAAGGTGCTGATGCAGATTCAGCTGAGGGCGGAGTTGTCGCGCCGATCGTGTTCGAAGATTCCGTCATTCCGCTGGCGCCTACCAACATGGCGTTGCGGCAGCTGGCCTTCGTAACTCCCACGCAGAACGATATCAAGATCCCCTGCGAAGTGACCCGGTCGACGGCTGCTGTAAAACAGCAGTCCACAACTGGCGGAACTCACAGCTTCGCCGCTACCAACCCGACCATCGTGCTCAAAACCTTGAGCGCGGCCATGATCGGCAACTACATTCCTGCATCGATCGAATCCCTGCAGGATATCGGCTACCTGCAGTCGTTTGTGCAGGACGATATCAGCCGCGCCGTCCTCGAAGCTGAAGAAACCAGCTACAGCGGCGTGCTGCTCGATCCAACCGCCGGCGCCACCCCCTACACTGCAACCCCTGTGGCCGTCGCATCTCCGGAAAGCTTTCTGGATGTGATTGCTGCTCAGCCAACCAAGTACGACAACGGTTCTTCGTGGCTGATGGACAAGACTACCGGTTTTGCCATCCGCAAAGCGCAGATCGATGCCAACCAGTTCCTTCCTTACTGGACCAGAGAAATTGACCCACTAGATGGCGTATTGCGCGATTTCTTTCACGGCTACCCAGTTCGGTATTCCAGCCGCATGAAGGGCGCAAAGACAGCGGGATCTCCGCCCACCGCTCACGACGCTACCTGTTTCGGCAATTTCAAACTGGGCTTCATCATCGGCGACCGCAACAACTCCGCGATCCTGGTGAAGGTCGATGACATCACGCAGTTCGGTGATGGAATCATCAAAGTGTTCGGCTACCGGCGCTCTGGCGCCCTGGTCCGCAACCAGGACGCGCTTCGCCAGGTCACACTGAGCTAGTTGTCCCTCCCCAGCAAAGAGGTGGCGATCGGCAACGATCGCCACCTCACTTTCTGAATTCACATGCAATGCTCGACAAGGCAGTCGCACGGTACATCGACAATGTCGTTAAAGGCCGCATCACGGTTGGCCGCAGCATCCGGCGCGCCATTGACCGCCATCGCTCGGATCTCGCAAAGCAGAAGCACAAGAATTTCCCTTTCTATTTCGATGAAGAAGCCGCGCAGCTGCCCATCGAATTCATCGAGACGTTTATTACGCCGTCCGAGAGTGACGAACCAATGAGATTGCTCGACTGGGAAAAGACGTGGATCGCGATCCTGTTCGGCTGGAAGCGAAAAGCGGATGACACTCGCAGGTTCAGGCGGACTCTCTTGTTAATCGCCAAGAAAAACGGCAAAACCGCGCTGGCTGCAGCTCTCGCGATCATCTTCCTCGTCGCAGATGGCGAGCTTTCGGCCAGGGTATTCATCGCGGCCACTACCAAGAAGCAGGGCAAGGTCTGCATGACCGAAGCCGTGCTCATGCGCAAGAAGTCGCCGGCGCTGAAAGATCTGATTTCTCAATCGGGAGGCAAGACCGACGACAAGCAGGTCCTCGCTCTCTACGTTAAGGAGACTGGATCTCGCCTGTCAGTGATGGCGCGCGACGCGGATTCTGAAGACGGCTCCATCGTTTCGCATTGCATTCTCGACGAACTACACCGCTGGAAGACCAAACAAGGTCTCTACTCCGTTCTGCGTTACGGCGGCCGCACACGGAAGCAGCCTTTAATGGTCGAGATCTCTACGGCGGGCGACTCGGCTAACACTACTCTTCCCTGCTTTGAAGAATACGAGTACGGCCTCAAGGTCCTCGATCCCAATGACGAGACCGAGGACGAAGAATTCCTTCCGTTCTTTTACACGCTCGATGAAAAGGACGATTACAAGGACGAACGCAACTGGTACAAGGCCAACCCGTCGATGGGACCGGTCAAAGATGGTTTTCTCTTTGACATTGCCAAGCTCCGCGCCGAATACGACGAGGCAAAGGGTAAGCCGGGGGAGCTGGGCATCTGGAAGCGCTTTGGACTGAACATCTGGTCGCAGGAAGCCGACGATCCGGCCGTCGAAATTGATAAGTGGGACGCCTGCGCGCGCGACCTCACGCGATCTCCTAAGGCTCTGCGCGAAGAGAGCATCCTGCAGCTCGCAGGCAGAGACTGTTTTGCCGCACTCGATCCCTCCAGCAAGGGCGATCCCTCTGCGTTGTGCCTCTTGTTCCCGCCGGCGAATGAAGGCGAAAAGTGGCGATCGCTGGATTATTCGTGGATCCCGCGGAAAAACATTCAGGCGCGCGTCAAACGCAAGCGCGTTCCTTACGACCGCTGGGTTGACGATGGCTTTGTTACGGCCACTGACGGCGCCCTCGGCGAGCTGATCGATAAACGCCAGATCGCGGCCGACATCTTGACGCTCTCGAAGCAGTTCAACATCCGCGAGCTTTTCTACGACGCCGCGCACGCAGGCGACATCATTTCCACGCTGATCGAGGAGGGTTTTGACGAGGAGAAGCTGGGCGCATTTCCGCAGACTCCCATCAAGATGAACGAGCCCTGCGACAGCTGGGCGCTGATGGTGGAGGGCCGAGAGTATGAACACGATCGCAATCCCGTGGTCCGCTGGCAGGTCGCAAACCTTCGCTGGAGGGTGAATCCCTTGAGCAAACTAAAAATGCCCGACAAGTCGAAGGGACGCGACAACATAGACAACATCGTCGCCCAGATCATGGCCCGTGCCAGCGCAACCTCGAAAGACAACGCGAACCGTCCGAAGAAAAAGAAGTTCTTCATCGCAATTCCAGGCCAGGCGCCTGAAGGCGAAGGAAACGATGCCAACAGTTAATCCGTTAAAGGCCGGATTGGTGAAAGCCGCGGCTTGGCTTAAGGGAAAGATCCGCAATGACGCCACGCTTGTGGAAGGCCCGTTCACCCTCGCGGATCCCAACCTAGTCAGGGCGCTCACCGGTGTAATCACCGCCGCCGGCAAGCCGGTCACGCGCGACACCGCTCTGCGCTGTGCCAGCTTTTTCTCCGGCGTGAAGATGCTCGCCAACGACGTGGCCAAGATGCCGGTGATTATGTTCGAGCGCACCCTTGCGAAAGGCGGCAGGCAGCGCACATCGAAGGCGCTGAAGCAGCCTCTCTACTGGCTTTTGAAAGATGTTCCCAATCCCTGGATGACCGCCTTTCAGCTGCGCTGGATACAGGTATTCCATCTGTTTTTCGAGGGCAACTTCTACATCCAGAAAGTAGAGGACGGCGCCGGTCGACCATTGCAGCTGATGCCGCTGAATCCCTGGTACATCACAAAACGCTGGGAGACGAAGCCTGAACCGCAGCTGTTCTTCGATTACAACGACGGCGTCAGGCAACAAACCTTTACGCAGGACCAGATCTGGTGGAACAGCATCCTGAACTGCTATGCACCCACAGACGGCGTGGCGATTATCGCCCTGGCCCGCGAGGCTCTCAGCGTGATGATGGCCTCGGACGAGATAGCAGGAAAGTATTTTGCCAATGGGATGTTCGCGTCCGGATTCATCACCTCGGACAAAGACGCAGAGGTGGATACCGTTGAAGCGCAGAACCTAGTCGAAAAGCTCGCGCGTTTCTATTCCGGCAGCGGCAATGCCGGCAAGTTCACCTTCATGCCGTATGGCTCGAAGTTCGAAAAGATGGTTTTCACCGCCGAAGAAAGCCAGCTGCTCGAATCGCGGAAGTGGAATGCGGAAGAAGTCGTCAGGCTGCTGGGCGGCGCGCCGCTGCTGGTAAAGCTCGGCTACGGCGAAAAGAACTCAACGTACGCTTCCTCTTCAGCTTTTCTCGAAGAGTATTTCAACACTTCGCTGATGCCCATCACGGTGAACATCGAGCAGAGCGTTCTGCGCGATCTCATCGACGTGCAGGACCGTGGCCGCTTCTACGTCAAATACGACGCCGATGTCACCCTCCGCGGATCTCCGCGCGAGCGCGCCGAAACCAACAAGGTACTGATTGATACCGGTCAGCGCACACCCAACGAATGCCGGCTGGGCGATGACATGGACGATATCGATGGCAACGATTATCTGCACGTGAACGCTAACTGCATTCTGAAAGACGGGGAGCTAATCACCGTCGGCGTGCGCGGCGTCGGCAACCAGGAAGAACCGACGAAGGAAGGGCAAGTCACAAAGTCTCAGCCCGTTCCAGGAACTCCGCAAGCCCGGTTGCAGGAGCTCGGAGAACTGCTGGCCGAGCGGATCCTGCGCAAAGAAGAGAGAGAGCAAAAAGTCAATCCTGCATTTATTGCGCAGGTCCTCGGGATCGAGGAATACGGAGTATCGCAGTACGCGGCCGAGCGCCCGAATCTGAGCCGCGAGCAAGCAAAAGAGAAACTGATCGAACTCGCAACAGGAGGAACCTATGCCGATGAAATCCCTGCGCCGCAAAGTTAAAGGAATGAGAGTGCTCAACCAGGCGCAAAGCCTGACGCTTGAGATCTACGACATCATCGGCGCCGACTACTTTGGCGACGGCATCACCGCTCAGATGGTGAGTGATGCGCTGAAGGATTCCACTGGTCCAGTAAACCTTCGCATCAATTCGCCCGGCGGCGATGCCTTTGAAGGCGTGGCCATATATAACATCCTGCGTTCCAGCGGTCGCACTGTGAATGTGAAAGTGGATGGAGTTGCGGCTTCTGCGGCTTCCGTCGTAGCTATGGCCGGCGATTCCATTGCAATGGGCCGCGGCACAATGATGATGATCCATCCCGCGCTCATGTTCGCGATGGGCGACGCCGCCGAGCTGCGCCGCGTGGCTGACATGCTTGATTCCTGCACGGAATCGATTGCCGATATCTACGTGGCGCGAACCAAGAACAAAAAGCAGCAGGTAGTTGACTGGATGAATGCCGAAACCTGGCTCAACCCGCAGGATGCAGTCGAAAAAGGCTTCGCGGACGAGTGTACCGACGACAACGACGAAGCCGACGTCCAGGCGATCGCCGCGGCTTTCGATTTCTCGGTGTTCAATCACGCGCCGGAAGTTCTGGTGCTCAACCGCCAGGGCCACACCAAGAAAGTCGATGGCGAGAACCTGACGGCCGACGATTTCATTTACGTCGGAGATCCCGAGAAGACTGACACCTGGCATTTGCCCTGGCGCTTCTCGACCGAGGAAAAAACTGTCAGCCATTTGCGTGACGCTCTGGCGCGGTTTAACCAGGCCGGAATTCCTCCCACCAAGAAAGCGGCCGCATACGAGAAGCTGGTGAAGCTCTGCAAAGAGCACGGAATCGAAGTTTCAAATCCAGACAAACCGCCCGCCAACGCGGCCGAGGACGGCCTGTACATGCTCGATCTGATGCGCCGGCGCATCGCGATCGCGAGGAACGCTTAATGTTCGAACAGCTGATACAAGGTCCCGCGTCCGAGCCGGTTTCGGTCGTGGACCAGGCTGCGTTCAGTTGGTTCGACCCGCCTGATGAGCTCACAGGCTCTCCGCCGGCCACGAATCCCGATTACACGCTGGTCCTTTCGCAGATCAAAACTTCTCGCGAAGAGATCGAGCGCCTCACGCGTTTCTGCCTGATGAAGCAGACCTGGAAGCTCACGCTGCCAGGCTTCCCCAATCGCCGGCCGGTGTTCGGTTATCCGGTCAGTCCTTATCCCTTTGGCCAGCCCGAGCAGGATGCGATTGAGCTGGTGCGCCATCCCGTGCAGAGCATTCAGTCGGTCAAATATCTCGATCCAACCGGCGTCGAGCAGACGCTGGATGAAAGCATTTACGAGCTGGCGAATGATTCGATCGTTCTGCAGATCGGCCAGGTGTGGCCATTTGCCGCGCGCCGTGACGACGCAGTGCGCGTGATTTATACCGCTGGCTATGATCCCAGCGCTTCGCCGCCAAACCCCACCCCTGAGCGGCTGATTACGGCCGTAAAGTTTCTGGCCGGCTGGTATCACGAAAATCGCCTGCCGGCGAGCACACAGCCGACACAGGACGTGATGTTCACTGTCACCAATTTGCTCCGAGGATTCCGCTCAGGATATTTGCCTCGAGTAAACACGCTTGGAGGGTACTTTCCGTGGCGCTGACTCTGGCGCAGAAGCTGCGGGAGCGCATTACGCTGCTGGCGCCGTCTCCCGATCTCGACGATGACGGACGTCCTGAAACGATCACGACCTACGCGGAAAATATTCATGCCGGCATTGAGGAGCTGTCGCAACAGGACTCGCAGCCGCAAGGCCAGCAGGATTTCAGAACAACACTGCGCACGCGAATTACCGTGCGGCACGACCCCAATATACGCAGCACGTTTTTTGCGATCGCAAAAAGCGGCCCGAGCAAAGGCCGGACCTACACGGTTGAACAGGTCGTCGACCCTGGCATTCCCGTGCGAGGTGTTTTTCTCGAACTGTGGTGCAAGTTGATGGATGACGGGCTAAGCCCGCCGACCAATCCATGATCACATCAGGACTCCGTTCAAAGCTGGCGGCTGAGCCAACCGTCACTGATCGCGTGCCGGCGAAACAGATTTTTATCGGAATGGCTCGTCGCGAAGCCGCGCGGCCGTATGGAGTTATTCATGCAATTGATGTACCGCCTGCAGCTTTCACGCTGGATGGATCCAGCCGCGGGCGCGAAGGCCTGTTTCAGTTTGACTGGTATGCCGACACGGCCGTCGACGCACGAATAATAGCGACAATCGCGCAGGCCGCGCTTCAGGACTTCTGCGGCGAGCTGCCCGATGGCAGCACCATCCAGTTTGTGGGCACCGTCGCCGATGGAGACGACAACTTTGAAGTCGGCGGCAATTCATTTTTGTTCCGATCGTTTTTTCGCATGAAGGCTTTTTACACCGAGGCTTAGTCCTCAATTTCAACCAACAAGGAGACCGAACATGACAACTACTTTCTATCCTGGATACGGCTCGAAACTTGAGCTGATGCAGAGCCCGCCTTTGCGGATCGCGCAGATCCGTAAATTCAACTTCCCTGGCAACAAGCCGTCTTTCGAGAACATCACCAACCTCGATTCTCCCAGCAATTACGAGGAGTACGCGAAGCTGATGATCGACGGCGGCGAAATGCCGTTCGATGGCGTTCTCGATCCGGAAAACACCAGCCTGCAGGCGTTGTGGACAAACCTGCAGACGGCCGGCAACGCCGCGCTGAAGCCGTTCCGTGTGACTTTCACTGACGGCTCAACCCTGGACTTCAACGCCTATGTGGCGCAGTTCGCGGTTGGCGTCGAAACCAACAAGGTGATTCCGTTCACCGCATCGTTGAAGATCACCGGGCCGATCACTGCTACTTGGGCGTAACCGCGCGCAAGACGCATGTTCGGTCAAACAGGGGCGGCATTTTGCCGCCCCTCTCCTTTTCCACCTTCAATCTTGGGAGTGAACCATGCCTGACGCTTTAGAACGGCGGCTTACCGGCAAACCTGTGACCGTTACGCTCGACGGCAAAGAGTACACGCTGGCTTATCCGGTGAATGCGGCCATCCTCTACGAAGAGAAGACCGGCGACAACTTGTTCCTGTCGGGAAACTGGCACAAGATCGCGCCTGGCGAAAGTCCTTTGCGTTTTCGTGCCTGCCTCTGGGCCGGCCTGCAGACCAACCATCCGGAACTGACGATCGACCAGGTTGGGACGATGGCCGACTTCAGCAACGCCCACGAGCTGGTAGAGAAGATCGCGGAGGCGCTGACTTCTTACTTCCCTAAAAAGAAAGAGGCCAGCCCAAACGACGACGCGCTGGAAGCGGCGACGCTTCCGGCAGCCAGCTAACCGTCGAGGACCTGTGGTCGCTTTGCAGCGTCGAATTCGGCTTCGATCGCGTGCGGTTTCTGGCGAGCAGCCCGCGCGAGATCGCAGTCCTGGTCGGCCAGCTGGTGAACCGCGACCGGCGCAACATGATGGGCGCCGCGCTCGTCTCTTCGGTACTGGCCAATATCAACCGCGACAAAGAGAAACGCCCGGAGCCGTTTACCATCGCGGACTTTTTGCCGGATCCGGACGCGCGCACGGAAGAGGAAGAGTGGGCTGAGTTCGCAAAACGTGTTCTCAGCGGCGAGGGATTCACGCCATCTCCAGAGCAGATCGCCGCAGACAAGAGTTTCTTCAGCAGGTTTAAGAATCTGGAAGTGAAAGGTTCCGAGGACGATGCTGGACATCAACGGCCAGGAGCTGCGCGAGGGCGATCTGGCGAAGTTGTTATGCGAAGTCGTTAGCGTGGAGGAAAAAGGGATCGCGGTCCGGATCCTCAATTCCGATATGACGCTTTTCGTCGATTTCAATAAAGACGAAGCGCTGGGCGGCGACGTGGCCAGCTCCGAACTGACCAGGTTTGTAGAAATGCCTCAAAGTACGCAGAAGGCCGAAAAGGATGCCGAAATTTCGCGTTCTGCTGGCTCAGGAGCTGCGTTTGAGTGATCGGACGTGCTATGGGCATCACGCTTTTGCGATTTTCTCTGCGATGCGGGAAAGAATCCATACTGCAATGGAAGCAAAGAGCATAAAAATGGCAAGGAAAAGCAGAAACCCATCTCGCATTGCGTGAATGGGTGCGGCCGACGAAGTTGACTCTATTACGCTGCCCATATCGCTCACATCGCTTAATAGCATCGCCACGAAAACGAAGATGAGGAGAGACGAGATGATCTGCGTGAGCATGGCGAGCACGCGGTACACGTGGAGCATGGCTCGAAGGTGTTGCCATTCGGAATGCGGCTTCGCAAACTCTGCCGTTAGCGATGGCGGGTACGTCTCTTCTGCTGAATTCATGGTCGAGCACTGTAGCCTGAAAAGCCGCGCCAGTCAAGGTTTACCAGTCTAGCAATGGACATACTCTTCAGCATCGACGGCATTCCAGAGCTGGCGAAGAAGCTCGATGGCATTTCTGAAGTCGTGGCCGGCCCGATCGCGGGAGAAGCTCTCGAAGCCGGCGGCGAGATCATTGCCGCACAGGCGGAAGAGAACATCCACAGCGTGACCGGCGCCCTGGCTGCCGATGTTGTCGTGGTCACGCGTGCCAAGTCAGAACAGGGACAGCGCTATGTGCTGATTGGACCTGGATTCGATAAAGAAAACTTTCGCCGCTCCGTCCAGCGCCGCGGACGCTATGCCAACGAAGCTCCGGCCGCAGATCAGACCACGAATCCTGGCGTGTACGGATTGTTCGACGAAATCGGTCACGGGCCGCCAGGAGTGCACGCTGATCGGCAGCGTGCCAAGCGCAGCGGAAAGCAGATCGAATTCGGGGACAACGAAACTCCTCCGCATCCCTGGCTCGGACCGGCATTCGAAACGCGTGAAGAAGAAGCACTGGAAAAGGTTGCTGAGGTAATTAAAGAACGCCTGGAAGATTTGAAACTATGAGCACATTAAACGTCGGCGCAATGGCAGCGCGGCTGGGCCTCGACCCTTCTGAGTTTCTGGAAAAGATGAAGGGCGTCGAGGGCTTCGCCACGGCATCCGGCCAGCGCATCGCCAACGAGATGAAGCGCACCAACCGCGAAGGCGCAGAATCGTTGCGCTTAATTGATGAAGCTCTGGGAGTTCACCTCTCAAGGCCTATTACCCGCATCGTTACACAGGAGTTTCCTGGCCTAGCGAAAGGCTTGCAGGAGGTATTAGGTTTCGGTGTCGCTGCGGGAATAGGAATAGCGGCTTTCGATGCGATCGAGAAGGGATTTGAGAGAGTAGGAAAGGCGATCGACGACGCGAAGAAAAAGGAAGACGAGTTTGTTGCATCGACTCATGCTTTGCAGATGGTGTTGAACAGACAAAGCATAGATGCCGCGAACGACCTGGACAGGGTTGCGCAAAAAATGGCGGAGCTGCACGGAGACAAGTGGGGTGCGCTGGATGCTCAGCTCAGAATTCTTTCTCGCGAAGATGCCCTGAGGGCCGTAAGTGATATCGATTCATTAAGTGAGGCGTATAAAAAGAATGCAAAAGCGGCTGCAGATGCCACTACCATGACCGCTCAGTTCTGGCGTGCAGTTGGAAGCCAGACAACCTCGGTGTTCGATAAGGCGAACGAAAGGATCACGAAGCAGGGTCAGGAAATCCGCAACAAGTTCGACGAGATCGTAACTGGAGACCCGGAGCACGGTCTGCAAAAAGGAATGGACTTTTTGCAGAAACAGCTCGATCAGGCCAAAAAAACGCAGGCTGAAATGCATGCGAATCAGTTGTCAACGCTGGATAAGTACCTTGCTGGCCTTAGTTGGACTGACGATATCGTCGCGAAACGTGGGGCGCACACAAAAGAAGAGGTCAAAAATTACGATGCCCTCGTAGCCTCTCTTGATTCTCAGGTGAAGAAGACCCATGAGTTGATAGATGCTGACAAGGGCAAAAAGACCGTAGCTAGAGCCGAAACAGCTTCCAGCGCCGACATCGGCGACAAACAGATTTCCAAGCTCAAGGCCGAAACTGAAGCTGAACTGCTGCTGGCTGCGGCCGTCGACAAAACCACGGGCGCGCAATTCCTCGCGAAAGCCGCCGGCGAAGCCGATCAGATCATCGCGCGCGTGCAGGAAGAGGCGCACGGCAAGCTCACCGCGGCCATGCAAAGACAACTACAGGCGGTAAACGCGCTCACCGTCGAACGCGACCTGGCGAAAGATATCACCGCGGTCAGCGGTGAAATGCAGAAACAAACCGAGGAGATCGATCGCAACATCGCTTCTGCAACAAAAATGGCCGCGGCTTACCTGAAAGGCGGCCAGGCGATCGAGGATGCCAAGATCGACCAGCGCCTGGCGCCGGAGATCCAGAAGCTCGACGATTTAACCAAGAAATATGACGCCGCCAGAAAAGCGGCCGACGATTACGCGGCCGCGCGCGAACGGCTGGGCAAAGCTGCAGGCCCGCTGCCCGGAATCGATATTCCGACCGCCAATCTCGATCAGCTGAAAAAAGACCTCGATCACCAGCAGGAAGTTGTAAACCAGCAGAAGCTCAATTTGCAGACCGCTGACCTGGCTGCATATCAGGAGGAGATCAACAAAACCGCCGACTCGCTGCGCGGTGAGCAGCCCTACCTTGACACGTTGAATGATTCTTACTTGCGGGGTGCTGAAGCGGTCCGCAAAGCTCAGGTCGCACTCGCACTATTCCACTGGGAGCAATCACATTTCGGCGGCCAGACTGCCGCTGACATAAGTGAAACACTGGCCAGCTCCGTTCATCCAGACATCTCTTCCGAGGAAGCAAGGAAGGTGATGAGCAGCAAAGACTCGACTGTGGACGAGCGAGCCGCTGCTCAAGCTAGGCTGCAGCTGGATCAGATTGCGGAGGTGAGCGCGCAGCTCAACCAGCAATCTGTCGAGCAGCAGCGTTCTGCCGACGCCCGCGCGGCTGCGGAATATTCCGTGAGCGTCAAATATGACGACGAGCTGCAGAAGCTCCAGCGCATCCGCGAAGTGTTGCAGCAGAACGGGGAGAGCACGCTGCGCATCGACGCCGCTATCGAGGAGGCACAGGACCGCAACCTGAAGCAATGGGACGATGCAGCCTTTAGAGTCGGCACATTCGGCGACAAATTCACGGCCGTAATGAACGAAGTGCAGATCCGCGCGGATGAAGCCAGCAAACAAATGGCTGAAGCGTGGGTGAGCGCAATCGAGAACGTAAACTCCGAGCTGGCGAAATTAGCGACTGGCCAGAAGACTGACTTCAAGAAAATCATCATTTCGCTTTCCGAAGAGCAGACCAAAGGCGAGCTGGCAAAAGCGGATAGCTGGATTGCGCAGCAGTTCGGACTAAAGATCCCTGGACTCGAGGGAAAGCCTGACGGCTCACAGTCGAAGCCTTTGCATGTGATCGTGTCCGGCGCCGCTGGGGGCGCAACGCCGCCGCCTTTGGCAGGTTCTTCTCCACTCCAGGCCGCAGCCTCTATCTTTAATGGTTTTTCTTCGTCAGGACGTTCTGTCACGCCGGCGCTGGGCGCGGTGGCTGCAGCGCAGCCCTCGCAGAATGGCGCGCTGGCAGACCTTAATGCGCTCACTGCGGCCGCTTCACAGCTTCCAGACCTGAGCAACTTCGGCGGATTCCTTGCCGGCGGCGGCGACGTTAAATCAGGCACAAGCTACGTCGTGGGCGAAAAGGGACCGGAGATCTTTACCTCTTCAACTTCCGGCCGCGTAATTCCGCACGACCAGAGTTTCACCTTCGATCCACATGCCGCGTACGCTAGGAACTACGAGCACTACGAACGATGGCTTCACCGCGGGGAAAGCAACGGACCGTTCTTTGCTTCCCTGCTCTCGCTTGCCGGCAATGAACTTTTCAAAGGCTTCCACATTGGCGACAAGCTCTTAAGTATTTTTCATCACTCTTCACCTGGCGCCGTCGCTGCTGGGCTGCCGGCCAGCAGTGGCGTGCTCAGCGAACTTGATTCACTGACAGCAAGTGTTTCGCCGTCAGGGACGAGCGCCGGCTCAAGTTCATCAGCTCTGCCAAACATGACTAAGCCTGGCGACATCGACGCCGGATATCTCTCTAATTGGGCAAGAGAATATTCCATGCCTGCAATGCCAGAGATGAAGATGCCTTCAATGCCAGATTTGGGCGCGATCGCGGCGCAGATGCCTTCGCAGAACGGATCTCTCGCAGACCTCGACAAACTCACGGCCAGCATCCAGATTCCTGATTTTGGCGGCTTTCGCGCCGAGGGCGGCGATGTCATGGCCGGCATGAATTATCTGGTAGGCGAGCGCGGTCCCGAGCTGCTGCGCATTCCCGCGATGGGCAGTATCGTCGCCAATCACGACCTGAAAAACATCGGCGGCTTGACTGACAATTCGCGCACTACCCACGTGACCCAGAACTTCAACGGCCCGAAAGATAGCGACGGATTCCGCCGCAGTGTGCGCCAGGAAAACGCGCGCATGTTGCGTCACTTCCGGTAGTTTCACATGTCATTTTGCGAAGCTGAAATCGCCAGAAAGATCGCCTTCGATCTGGTGGGCGGTCCTGCGTTTAATACGGACATCCGCGCCCAGCAAAGCGGCTCAGAAGAGCGCAACCGCAACTGGCTTAACCCTCGTCGCGAGTGGGAAGCCACGTCGTCGATGACCGATGACACGGAGGAAACCCGCCTGGCGCTGGTTTCCGATATGGAAATGTTTTTTCTGCTACTCGGCGGTCCTGCGGATGCATTCCGTTTTTTCTGGGAGCTGGATTGCAGCGCCGTAGGTGAGCCGATGGCGATGATCGACTCCACGCACTGGCAGCTGCAGCGGACTTACTCGCGCTTCGGTCGCACCTATGTGCGCACCATCACCAAACCCATTACCAGCGCTGTTCTTGACTACCAGGGCAACCCGCTCGCGAACACCGTGACAATTCATCCTGCAGGCGGCACATTCACCAGCATGGACCATACGACTGGCATCGCCACATTCTCGGTGGCGCCCTCCGGTACGCCAACGGCCGATTTCGAGTACCACATTCCCGTACGCTTCGTGCACGACAAATTCCAACCGCAGATCGCTAAGGGAGCTAAGGGCTCGCGCATCATTAAGTGGAATTCGCTGGGGCTGATCGAGGTGCGTCCGCCGAAATACTGATGCCGAAATATAAATCAGCGAGTAGTTGTTGCGCCGCTATCTGGCGCGCATGCTGCCCTTTTGTCTTTCGAGCCTGATAAGGAATGTTCCAGTTTGCTAGATCTTCGAGAAATCCAATGACTGCTTGTTCCTGTTGCGCGTCCATTGCTCGATTGTAAGGCACACATGAAATCCTGTTCTCCAGCTCTCGACGCTCACAGCCGTTCCGGGCAAACCACGCTCACTCGCCTGTTCAAAGTCACGCGCAAACCTGACCTAGCCGTTTACGGCTTCACCAGTCACGATCGCGACCTGGTCGTCGCCGGCGTGACTTACCGTTCGACGACAAGCTTTAATCCCTTCAACCTGAATCAGAAGATCAACGAGGATTCGACAACGGACCTCGAAGGCGCCTTCGACGATGTCATTACGCGCGCCGATGTGCTGGCTGGACTGTGGAACAAAGCCTCTTTTCAGCTCTATCTCGCTAACTGGAATAATCTGACGCAGGGCGTCGGCATTCTGGCGACAGGGGCTTTCGGAATCTTCGACGTAGAGGAATTCGGCTTCAAGGTCCAGCTGCGCGGAAAAGCTTTTTCCCTCACATTTCTGGGCGGCAACATTTGCGGACCTGTCTGCCGCGTCGATTTCGGATCTGCAAAGTGCGCGCCTGGCGGGTCTCTCGATGACGGCACAGACATCAATTCGCTGCTGCAGAGTGGCACAGTGGTCACGACCGACGGCTCCCGCAGCATGAACGTAAGCGGCCTGGTTGACGCAGGCAAGCAATTGGACGGCGGGACTGTGACCTTCGATTCAGGCGGCAACGATGAGCTGAGCTCTGAGGTCCTGCATGTAGCTCTCGGCAGCGTCTCGCCGGCAACAGCTTCAGTGGTAACCCTGCGGCCGTGGGTGCAACTGGCGCCGATCGCGCCTGGCGACACGTTCAAGATTTTTCCAGGATGCGATCGCAAGTTCTCGACCTGCTCAGGAATCTATAAAAACGGAAAAAACTTTCAGGGTGAGAATAACGCGCCGGATCCCGATGCGGTGATCCAGTATCCCGATTACGTCGCTCCTCACACTTAAAAACATCATGGGCTTTTTCGGCGGACTGCTTTCGATCGGCGGAACGCTGGCCCTCGACACGCTTGCCGCGCTCGCCTCAGGCAGCTCGAAGAATGAAAATAATCTCGCCAATAAAAGCTTCCGCTCCGATGCTTACGGAACGCCCATCTCGCGCTGCCGCGGCACAGTCCGCGTGCAGGGCAAGGTGTGGGACATGTCGAAGATCCGAGCCACGGTCCGCAAAACCACGGGCGGAGGACTCTTTGGAATTGGGCAGAAATCGGTCCGCTATAACCTCTATTCGGCCAGCATCTTTGTTGGCTTTGCTGAGAAACTCGGCGGAGGAGCGGCTTCGCGCCCTTTGCGCCTGTGGGCTGATGGAAAGCTGCTCTATAACGGCATTGCCAGTGACGGATCTATCACCGGCGCGGTGACCGTCACAGTTGTCACCGGTGGCCAGCAAGCAGGATCTTTCAATCTTCTGGTCAATCTTGCGTCTGGCGCTCACCTCAAACTTAATCCCACGGACCTGATCACCGTTCCTGGCGACCCGCAGCCTTATGAGGTGCAGACTCCTATCGACGTGAGCGGCCCGAAGGTGGGATTCCCTATTCCGGTGTGGCCTCCCTTGCGCAACACTCTCGCCGGCGGCGGCGCTCTGACTCTGCCAGGAATTAATTCTCCGGTATGGGATCTAAGCAGCTTCGATCCGGATCCGCACGACGGTTCTCATTTTGACGGCGGATATGACTGCCCTCCTGGCGGCGCAACTTTTTACCTCGGTTCCGACGACCAGGAGCCCGATCCGACTCTGGTGAAAGTTTACGGCGCTGGAAACGTTCCTGGTTATCGCGGCCGCTGCGCTGTGATGCTGCGCGATCTGCAGCTGCGCAACTACGGCGACAGGCCGCCTGATATCACAGGCCTTTGGGCGTTCGATGACGCGTCAACGGCCGCGCCGCTTACCGGGCCGATCGCCGATGAAAGCGGAACAACGCTGGTGATTCCGACCGGCGGCGTGTCGTTTGCTCTTCCCTCTTCCGGCCCTTCGTCTTCTCTTTTTGCAAATCCGCTGCAAAACCAGTTGCCCTACGTGTGGGTGCAGTACAACGACGGCACACATGAAATCATTGCGCGCATAAACGTAGTCACCAACCAGCTCGAAGCCAAAGTGCAGGAGCTGAACGCGTGGAGCGGAATCGTGGCAGACGCTGAAGGCTTCGTCTACCAGGTGGGGCCTTCTTCGCTGAACCACTGGGATATGTACAAGTGGGACGGCCTGGCGATGACGCTGGTGAAGGATTACGGTCCTGGCGACACTGGCGCCAACGAACCTTCGATCGGGCAGCCAGGAAACCTCGCAGTTTGGGAATCGCAACAGAGCCTCTTCGGTAATCCCGTAAAAGTCAAGCTGCTGGCCATGTTGAACGCACTCGGCGGAATCAACTTCTGGGACGCTAATTCCATGACGCCATTCGGAGCGCCCACGCCTGGCAGTCCCACAAATCCGCTGGTCGAGTATGAGACGAAGAGCGACGGCAGCGGTATTTTCGCGCCAGGTAGCCCGAGCCTGGGAATTGCGACGCCTTACTCAGGATCTGGGCTGCACATGACCGGCGGCGCGATGTGTGTGGACCGCGATGGAAACGTCTGGATCTGCCAGAACGACAAATTAAGCAAGTACGACTGCCAGTTCACCTCTGGCATCGACCTCAACAGCTTAAAGCCCGTGCTTTTTCCGCCGTCGTTTAATCGCGACGACTTCAGCATAGCTTCGGTGACCACAGGCGGCGCCACGATCTACTACAACGCCGCCGACAATTCAATTCTCATTCTCTCTGGCGGCGCGGCCGCAAAGTTCGACATTGCCACAGCAACTGTTCTCGCAACTGGCGCCACGTTCGCATCGGCAGGTTACAGCGCACAGGTTGACATCATGGGAACAGTGCTGGGCGCGACAAGTCCGAGCTTCAGCCGGCTGGACGTTTCCACGCTACAGGTGACGGCTTCTTACAACCTCACTAACTTTCTAGCCGGCGCCGGCGTGAACGGCGCCGCCTACGATCAGCAGACTGACTCACTGTGGTTTGCGAACACTTCCGATGGAAAGATCTATCGCGCATATCTCGATCGCGGCAACGGCCAGGGCGTGGGCCTGGATGCGGTTGTCTCGTCGCTGATGGAAGAGGTTTACGACTCTTCTGAATTCGACGTGACCGGGCTGACGACGGCCGCGAAGACGGTGTACGGCGTGGAGTTCACGCACGAGCCGAGAAAAGATTCTCTCGCTATGCTCGAAAAGTTTTACCAGTTTGACCACGCTGAAATCGACGGCAAAGTGGTGTTTGTTCAGCGCGGACAGGCTCCGATCGTCGAAATTCCAGAAGACGATCTGGGATCTCTCGACGATCCGTCGAAATATGAGCCGCGCCTGGCTGAGAGCGTGCAGGATGAATACACACTGCCGGAGCTGGTCCGCGTGCACTATTACGACCCGCTGAAGCAGTGGCAACAGTGCACACAGGAAGCGAAGCGCAATTCTCAGCCCTATCCTTCGAGCCTTGCCGGCGGAGCCACGATCATCTCCACGCAGCAGCAGCGCGATATCACTGTCTCGATCACAGAAAACGCCACGCCCATCAAGCAACAGGCGCTGATGCTGTTGTGGGAGGAGTGGGCGCGCGCCACGGAACGCAAAGGCAAACTTCCTTACGGAGGATCGAGCACGATTGCTTACTGGCGCCTGGATCCCACCGATGTGGTGAATTACAACTACAAAGGCGCGCTGCTCGAAACCATGCTGGAAGAAGCCGACTTCGGCGCCGGCTTTGCTCTTGAAGCCAGCGGCCACAGCCAGGACCGCAGCGTCTATTCGAGCGCCAATCTGCCTTCATCCAGTCCAGGCCTCGGCAGCGGAACTCCGCCTTCGCAACCTCCCGTCGCAAATGACAACTACATCATCGATCCGGTGGATCCGCTCAGCAGCCCGAATTCAACCACTATCGAGATGGCGGCATTTATCGCGAAGTTCACCTCAGGATTGCGGACCAGCTACGCCGCGCGCAACATCGCGAACGGAAATGCTCTCACCGTTCCGGATCCTGGCGCCGGCAACTCCGCAATTTATTACGTGACCATCAGCGATCCCAACTTTACCGGCGATCAGCCGGTGGGCACGGCCAGCCTCACCGTCAATGTGAGCCTCGATCCCGCTGCAGCGCACGTTGGAGAAACCGGATTCATCAACGCCGGCGCCGTCACCGTGCTCGGCTCAGGCGCCACGACGACTACGCCGAATCCGCTGCCTGGTGGCCAGCCGCCGGCGAGCTCAAGCGGTCCTGATCTTGAAATAGCGTTTGGTCCGACCGCAGCAGGCGACGTGAGCGGATTTAAGGTGGCGCACGGATTGGGATCGATTCCGTCCGACGTGCAGATCCAATTGCTCTCGAATGGCAACGTATTCTTCCAGGCTTTGCGCTACGACGCGCAGTACGTGTACCTGACCGCATCCGACGCCGGAATCAGCGGCTATCTCGAAATCTGGGAATAAAACACAAATGAAAAAGCTTTGGGCTGTGATCGCAATTATTTTCTGCGCGTGCGCCAGTTTCGCGCAGCAAGGACAGACATCAGACGTTTCAAACACGCCGCCGCTCTATCTCGGCAACGCGAAATACGTGCAGGGTCTTTCGCCAGGCTACTGGACGACCTGCACCAATGCTGGCGCAACTGCGCTGTGCTCAGGCCTGACGCTCTACGTCACGAAGGGCACGGTGTGGTGCCAGGGCACCGTTCGCAATTACGCCGGCGGCACGCTGGCAATGACTAACAATACGACCAATTACGTGTACCTCGATCCCGCGGCGAACTGCGCGCCGGCGTCGAGCACAACTTCGTTCAGTGCTCTCCAGGTGCCCATCGCCGTTGTCGTGACTTCAGGCGGTGTGATCACCACAATCACCGACGACCGCAGCTGGATAACATCCCTCAGTTTTCCGAATATCAATGGCACCCTCGGCTGTTCACAGATGCCAACGCTCACCGGCGATGTGAGTAACACGAATTGCGCGACGACGGTAAAGGCGCTCCAAGGGAATGCCGTGAGCAGCACTCCGCCGACAGATCAATATTTCTTGCAATGGATCGCCGCAGACAGTAAGTGGGAGCCTAAACCGATCTCACTTTCAGGACTTGGCGGCACGCTGGCGTGTTCACAGGTGCCAGCGCTTACCGGCGATGTGACCAGTGCAGGAGGGACCTGCACGACAGCGCTATCGAACATTCCGGATGGGACTACTCAGGCCGGCAGCGTCCTGCATACGAATATCGCTGCGCCAGGCACGCCGGCCTCCGGAAAAAGCAAATCCTACGCGGATTCGACTCTGAAGCTGCTCTGCGTAATCAATGACGCTGGAACGAAGAGCTGCACTGTAGTGCCTGACACCAGCTCAACCGCGCACCAGTTCGTTACCTCGATCATCGGCGGCGTCATCGCGCGCGCGCAGCCGGGCTTCTCCGATCTAAGCGGGACGGCTACGACATCGCAACTCCCAGGCAGCGGAGCAACGACAGTCAATGGTGTCAGCTGTACGCTAGGCGGAACGTGCACTGTAACCGCAGCACCATCAGGCACGGCAGGCGGTGATCTCTCTGGAAGCTACCCAAATCCAACAGTGGTTAAAGTAAACGGAGCATCGGTTCCAGCTTCGGCATCGGTGCTCGGGTCGAATTCCAGCGATCAGCTAATTGCAACCGTTAGAGGAATTTCATTCACTATCGGCGATCCAGCGGGATCCGCGCTGTCTGCGGCCAGCACAACGACTGATTATGTGACCGTTCCCTTTGGCTGCACGCTCTCGGCCTACGATTTACTTGTCGATGGGGGGACCATAACGGTCAAGTTCTGGAAGATTGCAACCGGCACTGCAATCCCTACTTCATCGAATTCGATTAACACCAGCGGTGTCTCTATCTCGTCGGGAACTGCAATTCACTCGACGACGCTCAGCGATTTCACAACGACGACCATCACGGCGGATGACATTGTGGCCATGAATGTGACCACGGTTGCTACAGCAAAATATGTCAATGGAGTGCTGGAATGCAAGTGATGAAAACACTTGCAGCGCTGTGTCTGTTGTCCGGCATTGCTTTTGCGGGCCCGCTTCACACCTGCAGTTCGAGTAATGCTGGCACTGGCGTTAGCAGTTTGACCTGCACCATCGGGAGCGTCGGATCGAATCACCTAATAGTGGTCATAGCTACGCGCCCAAAAGCGGTCACGCAATCTCTGGGCGACACCTTTTTTTCGACATCTTGGAATGTGGCGACGTCAGGGGTTTATAGCTCTGCTACGTTCCTAGAGACGATGTTTTACCAGAACAGCGGAGCCCATTCGGGCAGCGACACCTTTACCGTGACATGGGGTGCATCGAGCACATTCACGACTCTTTACGTGGCGGAGTATGCGCTGAATTACACCTACGATCAGAACGCAGATGCGGTAATTGGATGGGTCACCGCGAGCGGCTCGCACACGACCGATAGTTTGACGGTCGCCGTTGACAGCGAGTTGCTGGTCGCGATGGCCGATTGCAACACTTCTGGCTCTAACCTTTCACTCGGCGGTTCTGGTTTCACCGTCGAAGGTACAAATGCGAACACCTGCGTCAAGTATGCGGATGATGCGCTGGGGGCAGGCACAGCAGGAACCTCATTCAGCAGCACTTGGAGCTTATCGACTTCGAATGACGGCATTATCATCATGGCGGCATTTCGCCCTATTCCTTCTCCAGCTTCTGAGCCGCTTCAGACGTGCGATGCGTCGAACATCACAAAGGCAGTGGCATCGACTTTTTCCTGCACGCTTTCCGGAGTGGGAACGCACCACCTCGTCGTTATATTCGAGAAATACCCGGCCACGGCGACAGGAGTGAGTCACAGCGATACCTTCGGGTTGGGTGGTTCGATGGCGGTTGCGACGAGTGTTACGTGGAACAGTAGTACTCGAGTTAACCGGACCGTATGGGTGAACACTGGCGGCAATTCTGGATCAGACACGATCACACTGAGCTTCAGCAACACGAATGCAGATGTGTCGCTATCGGTTGCTGAGTACGGATTCAATATCACAGCCGTGGATGCGACAGCGACCGCAACTCCAGGCCTCGGCAGCATCTCAAGTGGAAATCTGACCACTACGCGGAGCAGCGAACTGATTGTGACGGAAGCAGACTGCAACTCTTACGGCAGCGCATTCATGACGGTCGGCAGTGGAGAAACCCGCGAGGGTCACGATCCTCAAGGCTTGCCAGCGTGTGGCCAGTGGGCAGACTTCACTTCCGGAGCGGCTGGAACTTACAGTGGAACGTGGACGGCTGGAACCTATCAAGGTGGAGGGTTAGGCCAGAATTCCGAAGTTTCGGCGGTCGCATTTCTTTCGCCAGTAGCGGCCAGCGTTCGACATCGGTCTGTGCTTTCAGAAAACTATTTGAGGAATGCGCGCACTTGCGCAGCGAGTTTTTCCCCGCTCTTTTGTGAACAGCTGGTAGAAATACCTTGATCTGGTTGGGTAGAAATATATCCGCGGTCGCGCCAGAGCTCCGGAGATATGAACCACGCTTCCCTGTTCTCTCCAAGAAACGATCTGTAGCTGTAGCAAATCGCCCCTGCCTCGATTACGACGGATTGGAGCCGGAAGCGATAAGGGAAAGTGTGTGACTCCTGGATGGTGCGCGCTCCGAGGACAGCGGGAAAAATGTCGTCGGGAATATCGCGCTGGGCTGGTGAGTGGCCGATGACGTATCCATGCCACGAAGCAAGTGATAGTTGATAGCTGATCGGAGCAATTCCCATCAGAACGATTCCGGCTAGCATCGCCGTAACTCTGCGGCTCATCGTCGCCACCAGCGCAGCACGTCGAGCGATTGATTGCGAGTAGCCATGCACGTTGGTGTACACCGTAGTGCATCGCAGAGTCAAGATGCAAGATTTTGCAGTGATGGGAACCGGCGGATGATTCCGGTTCTACTTTTGTTTTTTAGGTCGGTTCCAGTAAGGCGATTTGCACTTCGCGCAGCGGGTAGGCACCTGGCGGGATTCCCATTTGTGGCCACAGACTTCGCAGGTGCATTTATATCGTTGGACCACAACTCTCTTGACGCTCACCGGCATACACTCCGGTGTACACCGCAGTGCGAGAGGATGTCAATGGGAGGGAGTGTGGTGGCTCGGCGGTTAGGCCGATTCCCCACGCCGTGCACGTCCGAGGTATAGGTTGCGGGTGATCATTGTTGTTTTGTTTGCTTGCTTTCGATTTCGGCTCTGATTCTTTTCACAGATTGCGACATCATCTCGTCGCAGTCGCCCTGATTCAGGTGGAAGTCTTTGCACGAATCGCGGACGATTTTGAGCGACTTAATACAGTTTTCGCTGGTTTCCATCGTGCACAGTCGCGAGGCAGTATCCATCATATCGGCGGCTGCAGCGCGTTCATATTTATCTGCCGTCGATCGAGTGCGGTTCCAGTTATAAAGCCAGATTGCTCCGGCGTTAGGGCCGAGCCGAGCACGATTCCAGCAGCGATTTGTAAAACGAGTTTCACGGCCTCAAATGTTCTCACCAAACCCTCACTTCTTCAACTCCAAAAAAATGAAATGGCAGGTGCACAAATGAAAATCACAGTCCGTCGTGATCTCTATTCTTCGCTATCGACGCAAGGCCGCATGCTGCTCGATGACGAGCAGTTCTGTTACACGCTCGAACCGCCCGTGAAGCTCGACAACACTAAGCCGCGGGCGATTCCGGTTGGGACCTATCCGCTGACCATCCGCTGGTCCGACAAATTCCAGCGGCACATGCCGCACGTTGAGAACGTGCCTGGATTCGTGGCGATCGAGCAGCACGTCGGGAACTTCCCGCGCGATACAGACGGCTGCACGCTGGTGGGCTACACCCGCGGACCGGCGCCAGACTTCATCGGACGATCGGTGAAGGCTTTCACTGACCTGATGGGCCGCTATCTCCTGTTCGAGCGCTTGACCAATCCGGAAGAACAGAACGAAAAGCTGCACGTGTGGAACGTTGGCGAAGTTACCTACGAAGATGCGACTGAGGTGACCCCATGATGGCTTACCTGAAGCAGTACGCCGGCACGCATTTGTTTTACCTCGTCATCGGCGGAATCGCGCTCCTGGCCTTCCATTCGTGGAAAGAGGAGCACGACGCGCGGCTGCTGGCCGAACAGCAAATCAAAGCTTCTGACGCCGCGGTGAAAGTTTCACAGGACCAGATCACGACGCTACAGAAACAGATCTCGGTGAACGATGCGAAATCCGCGCAGCAGATCGCTGCGTTATCAAAACTCGTAACCTCAGTGAAAACGCCGGCGCAGGCGGCGGCCGAGATCCCGCAAGTGGCGCCCAATCTTCCCTCCCCTGTCGTGGTTGAGCCTGACAACTCGATCGCATTTCCCAAAGAGGACGTGCTGCCGCTGTTTCAGGACCTGGCCGAAGGGAAAACGTGCGCGGTGAAGCTGGCGCAGATACAGGCGGATTACGCGGCCGAGCAACAGATCGCCGCGCAGAAAGACGTGCAGCTCGGCGCGCGTGACAAAGAAATTGCCGTGCTTAAGCACCCCAGAGGCTTCTGGCACCGCTTGGGCTCGGCGATGAAGCAGGTTGGCATCGGAATCGGAATTGGAGTTGCGATCGTGGAGGTACGCAAATGAAAAACTGGCTGAAAGACTTTTTACAGAAGTTGCTGTCGAGCGATCCAGGCTACTCGTTCGGCCGCTTCATGTCGTTGGTGATCTCGGCGTTTGTGCTGGGATGGGACACAAGTTACGTGATTGAAGCCTGGCGCTGGAACCATCATCTTCCGCCTGGCGTTTCGCCCGTAGATTTTCTGCCTGGCGCCGGCACGCTGCTGGCGCAGGGCGGATTTATGACGCTCTTCTACGGCGTCACGAAATACGGCGACCTCAATCCGCCGAAGCAGCAACCGGCCGCGCCTGACGCGGCAAAGCAGTAAACAAAAACCCAAATAACAGGAGAAAAAAATGTTCACAGCAATTGCCGTCGTGGTGTCGTTCATCGTTGGCGTCGTCGCACACAAGTACGTTGTCTCAGAAGCCACGTCCATCAAGGCGCACGTGAGTGGAGAGGTGGGAAGGTTGCGCAACGAAATCATCGTTGCCGCGAAAGCTGCGGAATCGAAGGTTTAGCCAGCAGCGCACCGTTCGCGATCTTTTCAAGGCGGCGCACGATTTTCAGTAGCCAGAAAAGCTCTTTGATCGTGACGCCGTATTGGCATCTGCGTTCGATGCGATCAAGCTGGGAACTTTCGTCTTGGGTGAGCGCTGGCATTGCCGAATCTGTAGGTGCATTCCCACTACCTTGCCAATCGCAACGGAGTGGGCATGGCTTCAGTTGGCGGAAGAATTTCCACCTCGGAAAAGTTGGGCACGGCAGGCGGGAGCTGCATTCGCTTTCGCAACTGCTGCCACGCTGCGACGATGATCGCAGGACTCTCTGCCGTCATCTGGCAGATCAGCTCGTAAACCAGCATGTTGAGCGGCTGGGTTTTCGGCGGCTCGTCGCCCATCACGATCGCGATGGCGCACTCGACGCACACATAGACCTGGCGAAGTTCGGATTCGAGGCGCGGCTGCACTCCCACGCTCCTACAGTTTGCGCGGACGGTGATTGCCGCCTGGCTGATCTCGACCATTCCTCGGCACCGGATGCAAGGTTCAGTAGTTCTAGCCGCCATTGTCCCTCCTGGTTCTCTAACGTGGGGCCACAGTGGCCCCACGGCCTGTAGAGTCTCACGGGAAGATTCGCGGAGGTCGATTTTCCTGCGTGATTGGCACCAAGTCGGTAAACATTGCACTCGCCGGCGCCCAGCTTCCCCTTTCGTTCTGACGGAATGACTTTCGTTACATATCGGCGCGCGCGCGCGCAGGGCTAGGTTTGAAATTGCAACAAATGGGACCGCTTACCGATGCCCGCAATTGCCGCTCCCGCGCCGAGTGCGCGAACTCGCAGCCAGCTTTCCGACGAGGATATCGATCTCTTCGCCCAGGCCATCGCGCTGCTCTTCGTCAGGCACGCCGACGACTTTGACGATTTTTGCCAGAGCACATGCGAGCGCATCGACCAGCTGATGACGGCGGCGCGTCCCAACACGATTCCACGTCCTGCAAACTTATGAACGCCGAACTCGTCTCTACGCCTCGCGATCGCGAACTGGTGAACCTGCTGCTCGCAGGATGCCGGAACAGCGAAATCGCCGCAGATCTCACGCTGACTGAAAAGTCGGTAAAGCAGCGTCTGCGCAATCTCTACGAGCGCGCCGGTATTCTCGCCGGCCGTAAACGTGTGCGGCTGATCGAAATGCTGGCAGCAACCGAGCAAAGGCTTGCGCTGCCTGCGATGTCTACCACACATCGGCGCATTGCGGAGTTGGCGATCGAAGGCCTGACCAACCCTGAGATCGCGCGCCAGGTGGGGAAGAGCGAGCAGGTTGTGAAAAACCACCTGATGACCGTGTTCGATAAATGCGGCGTCTGGTCACGCACTGAGTTGGCCGCGCGGTTTCGAGGAGATTGAATTTATGGCAGCCGCTTCAAACTCGCTTCTCAGCTCGCCTATGCCGGCCGAAGTGGACGTAAAGGCAAAAGGCTTCGATCAGCTGGCGAAGGATCTGGCGAAAGCGCAGCTGGAGATCGGCTCGCTCCGAAAGCAAATCGCTTCGCAGGAAACTGAGCTGATCGAGTTAGTACGCGAGTTCGGCGGTCCACACGCGCAGAAATCAAAAATCCTTCATGGCATTGTCTGGGAAATTGTAGCCACCTTCTCTCAGTACACCACGCTGGATGCCGCAGCAGTAGAGCGATTCAGGCAGGCGCTGGAAAAAGCGAAAAAGACCAGGCTGCTGAAAAAGATTTTCACCAAAGACGTACGTTGGACGATGAAGGCGACGGCCGCGGAGATCGTGAAGAACGAAAAACTCTCGCCGAGCCTGATGAGCTTACTGCTCATGTGTTCGGTCACGCAGGACCGTAAGCCATCGCTCGACGTTCGCGAGAAAAAGAAAACTTCCTAAATCCCCGCTGAGCCGCGCTTATGCGAGCTCCCGTCTCCCTCACATCCGAAGAACTGCTGGCCGTGCTTACGAAGGCTCGCGCGCGTTGCCTGCGCGATTGGGTGATTCTAGTAACCCTCTACTGGCACGGGTTTCGTGTCAGTGAAGTCGTGCGCAGCTCCACGCGCCAGCTGGGTTTGTTTTTTACTCGCGAGAAAGCCGATCGCCGAATTGCCGACTGCGGCCGCGAGGACGCTGCCGTTTCTGAGGTGCAGCGCCGCATCAAAGGCAAATGGCGCACCTGCTACCTGGTGACCACCGCCAGGCCGATCCGGAAGCCCGGGCTTACCCATAGAGCGATCGAGGGCGCCGAGATCACGGTCCAGAGGCTTAAAGGCTCGGAGCGGACCACGCAGGACCTGCAGGAGCACGAAAACCCGCTGCTCAACGAACGCCTGGCCTGGCAGAGCTGGCTGGCTGAATCGCCACGGCTGGGCAAAAAGGGCGCCGCGCGCGCCCGGCCTTCGAAAACGCAACAAAATAACATTTTGTTGCAAAACCCGCATCCCACGCCCGATTCACCGCTTTTTTCGATCTCCCGCAGCCAGGTCTTCAGGATCTTCCAGCGCTATGCGCGGGAAGCCGGCCTGCCGGCGCGCAAATGCCATCCCCACGTGCTGAAGCACACCATCGGCACCCAGCTCACCGACGCTGGGATCCCAATGCCGATGGTGCAAACCCACCTCGGCCATAAACTGATCTCTTCCACTGGCGTATACACGCTGCCACGCGAGCAGGTCGTGTCCCAAAAAGTCGGCGACGCCATCCGCTCAACAATCCGCTGA